GATGACCTCTTTGCCGAGCTTCACGGCGGCGGCACCTGCGGCAACGGCCACTGCGCCGAGCGCCACACCTACGGTTTTGAGAACTTTGCCGAAGCCTTCAAACTTACTGCCGGATTCCTCTGCGGCTTTGCCGCCCTCCTTGATGGCTTTCTCGTTCTCGTCCAGCTCACGGTTCATATCGTTGAGGGCGGCTTCGGCATTGTTGAGTTGGATCTGCCAGTTCTGGGTGCGGCGGTTGTTCTCTCCAAAGGAGGTGGCGGCATTCTGCAGAGCCTTGCGAAGAGTTTCGATTTTTGTAGTCTGCTCATCGATCTCTTTTCGCAGCACCTTATTCCGTGCGGCGAGAGCCTCCACGGATTTGTCATTTTTATCGAACTGAGAGGTGGCGAGTTTCATTTCGGAGCCGAGCACCTTGAAGGACTGGTTGATGTCCGCCAGCGCTTTTTTGAATTCCTTTTCGCCCTCAAGACCGATCTTCAGTCCGAAACTGTCTGCCATGTACCGTCACCTCCTTGTGGATGGCATGAAAAAAGCACCCTCTCACCGAGAAGTTGGGACGACACCGTCCGAAGTTTTCGATGAAAGCGTGACTGATGGTATGAAAAAGGAGTGTCCCCGAAAGGTCACTCCTCGTAGATATATGAGTTATTTTGTCAGAACAATTCTACCCGGCCAAGCAGTAGGTCGATCAGATTGCAGTGGAAGATGCCGTTGTCGTCATAAAAATTGTGCGGCACATCCATGCGAACGATAATCTTTTTGAAGAAATCCTTGGTAAGCATCAGCGATGCCAGCTCGGAGAATTCCTTTTTATCGGTATCCATGCGGAAAGCGGACTGAATATAGATTTTTTTATCTGCATCGTTTACCACAAAGTCGATCTCTTTCTGAACCTTGCTGTCGCCTGCGCGGTCGCAGACCACACCGACATCAACAGAGTACCCGCGCCGCAGAAGTTCGTTGTAGATCATGTTTTCCATGATATGACCGGGATCATACTGGCGGTAATTCAGCCGTGCGTTCCGAAGCCCGATATCCGTATAGTAGTATTTGTTCGGATACTTGAAATAGGTCTTTCCTTTGACATCGTATCGCTTTGCCATTGAAATGAGGAAAGAGTCGATAACATACTGTACATAGTTTGAAACCATCGCGGGATTGATTTTTTCGTTCTTCATGGACGCGATGGCATTTGCAATATTGGTCGGATTCGTCAGCGAACTGATCTGCGAAGCAAGGAAGTCCAGAATATCATTCAGAACATCCTCGCGCTCGATGCCGTTTCGCTCCACAATATCCTTGACATACAATTCGCTGTAGAGGGAGGTCAGATAATCCTTCTTATCTTTGTCATCCTCCAGTGCTAAAAGTCTAGGCATACCGCCATAGAGCATATAGGTATCCAGCGCTTTTTGCTCGTCGCCGCCCACGGCAGAATAAAACTCCGCAAATGACAAAGGGAACACATGGATCTGTGTAGCACGACCGCGAAACTCTGTTGCGATATCTTTCGACAGCCCTTTGGAGTTACTGCCGGTGACATAAACATCAAGGTTTTTATATGCCTTGAGTTCGTTCAGCATATCGTAGATGGTAACCTCGATGCCGCCGTTTTCCTTGTCCACTACTTTCGTGGTGAACTGCACCTCATCAATGAACAGATAGAATTTTTCATCCTTCCTGTCCCGGACGGTGCTTTCTACATATTCGCACAGAGTGATCGGATTTCTGAACTTATAGTACCGCCGCTGATCCAGTTCGATTTTCAAAATATGATCTTCCGAAACGTTCTGCGAAAGAAGATACTCGAAAAACAGATCGAAAAGCAGTACGGACTTGCCGCATCTGCGTATGCCTGTGATGACCTTTATCTCGCCGTTCCACATACTGTGGATCAGTCGGTTCATATAGGAATCTCGTTTAACCATGCATTTCACCTCGTACTTAGGACGAAACCGTCCGAACTTCTATGTGTAGTATACCACGATTTTTGAAAAATATCAAGGCTATACGAAAAAGTTCACAAAGAAGTTGCGACGGAAACGGACTAAGTTCGAGGTGAAGCTGTCCGATATGGGTCAAATGCCGTCCGGGATAATATCGTCAATGTAATGCTCTCGTGCCGGGGAGGCCTGCCCGTTATACTGCTTGTGGCACTCCCATAAGTCCAGCAGCAGACCGAACGGCATCAGCCACACTTCATCCTGGCTGAGATGAAGGTGGGCAAGGCCGTAATAAAGAAGCCGAGTAAACAGCTCCGCATCGGAGACCGTTACCCGACTGGTGCGTTTTTTGAGTCTTTCTCGCTTTCCACATTCCGCTTGGTGCCCTTATAGAGAGCTTCCGTAATGGCGGTTTTGTATCCTGCAAGGTCGAGTGGCGTGGTCAGAAGCTCCACCCATCCTCCGTGAGCAGCTCCTTGGGATGCTCCTTGTCCTTGAGGTTGTGGATGAGAATGCTCTGATTTGCAAGAAGTGTGATGAGCCACACGATCTCGCCGATAGCCATTTCAAAGTTCTCTGACTTCATCAGCTTCTCGCCGAGGTTTTCCAGACCGCCGTATCGACCGGCGATCTCCTTGGTGGCCTTGGTTGTGAGGAGCAGCGTGTACTCCTCGTCACCGATGGTGATGACTGCGGTTCTTTCGTTATCCATTGTGCGTTACCTCCGTTAGCCCTGATTCTGGGGAGTTGTAGTATAAGTCGGCTCGTAGACTTCCTTATACCAGTTCGTGATGGTCGCAGTGGGCACATCGCCCTCCAGTGCCTCCGCTTTCCACGGGTGCTTGCCGCCTGCGTCTGCCTTGTTGCGGCGCAGAATAGTGCCCTCAATGGTCGGCGTAGAAAAGGTAATGCTGTCGCCCTTGGTGGCAAGGTTCGTCGCCGGAATACCGAATTTCACGCGGTACAGCCAGTAATACTTGTACTTGCCGTTGGACTTCTTGGCACGGAATCCCACCGCCACAGGGTCGCCGCCGTCCTCGGATGCGGAAATCAGCACCTTGTTCTTGTCAATAGTCGCACCCGTGAGGTCGGATGCCGCCGCAGAGCCGATATCGTCAATGCCGAGGGAGAGTGTGCCGGATTTGAATTCCTTCACGATCTCCGAAGCACCGTCGTCGGCATAGAGCGTCGCTTCTGCCAGTTCCACCGAAAGGTCAGCGGAGATGGCTTTCGCAAGCTGCTCCGGTGTACCGTAGGTTTCCTCACCGGCATCGTTCTCGGTGATTTTTGCGTAATATAGTCTGTCAAGACCGATCGTTGCCATAACTTATTCCTCCAGTTCGTAGATTTGTGCCACGTCAATGGCGTAGTGATGGTAGCCGGTTTCGGTCTCAAAGCCGATGTACCGGCGGTCGGTAATATAGAAATCCGCACCCAGCAAGGCACGGAAAAGGTCATTTTTCAGTTTGGTGTAACTGCCCTTTGTGAAGATGGACAGCCGTGCCTCCTGTGTCTCACAGCCGGGAGCGTTGTCGGCGTGGAGCTCAAAGCTGTCCGACAGCGGCGTAATCACCAGATAGGTGTCCGGTGCTTTGCCGGAGAACACACCCGTTTCCACTGGAACACCGCAATGCTCGGCGATGGTTTGTAAATCGGATAGCAGACTCACAGCTTTTCCACCTCCTCATCCAGCGCCTTGGTCATGGCATCGATGCATTCCTGCCGGGATGCCGTTTTCGCAGGCTTCAGAAACGGCTTTGCAGGCTGACCGTGCTTGCCGTATTCGATGATGTTGGCCAGCTTGGCATTGCTGCTGCCGTCCGAGCGGGGTTCTGCGAAGCCGACCTTGATGTCGTGGTTACCATCCCGGTTCAGCTTGGAGGGAGAAAGGCCGAGTGCGCCCTCCAGTTCGCCCGTGGTGCGGGATTTGAACTTTGTCTCTCTGCCGATAACGGAGGAAAGATTGCTCTTGACTCTCTTCAGCACGACCTCACCACCGGCCTGCAGGACGATATCCGCCACGCTGTCAAAGTTGCTGCCGAGCTTGGAAATCTTCAGAAGGAAATCCTCCGGCATTTTCATGTCGCACTTAGCCAATGGTCGGCACCTCCTTTTTCGCCAGTACCTCGATGTACATTCCACGACCCTTTACATTCTCCACGGACACAATATCGTAGCGACAATCATCGCAGATGAGAAACTGGTCGGTAGTAACCGTCAGCCCCGGAATACGCCGAAAACGGAACAGGTCGGTCGCTTCGCTGAATGCGGCGAGGTTTGCCCAACGCTGTGAACCGTGCCGACCTTCCCGGTACACACGGACGGAAGCGAGGACTTCATTCTCGGAATGGGTAAAGCCCTCGCTGTCCTTGACTTGACGGTTTTTCACGATGTCGGCAAAGCCGTTCATCTTTCCGAAGCTCATATCTGCCACCGCCTATCCAAGCGGAGCAGCAGATTGACCGTGTTCCACACCTGCTGTGCCGCTCCGGTGTTATCCGCAAAGAAGCCGCCCGTGCTGCCGTCCCGGCTTTCATAGAAGTGGGATGACAGCATGATGACGGCTTGCTCTGTGGTGGGCGGCATGGGGTTCTCCTTGTAGTAGCCCTCCGGGATGTGCTGGTAGCTTTCGGCGTAAGAAACAGCGGCGGTGATGTAGCTTTTCAGCAGGGCATCATCCGCCGTATGTTCCAGAATGAGATTGGCTTTCACTTTGGAAAGAAGCTCGTCCATCAACGCCGCCTCCTTTCATCAAGACGCCTTCATCTTCAGAAGCTGGATACCCTCCGGCAGGATGATCTTGCCGTCCACACGCTCGGTGGCAACAAAGCCGACCTGACCGTTGGTGGAATACAGCTCGTTCAGACGCTGAACGGTTCTGCCGGTGCGGTCAGCGATCCAATAGCTCTGGAAATCGCCGAAGGCAATGGAGAGCGCACCTGCCGCCAGCGTGGGAGCATACGGGCTGGTGTAAATCTCGTAACCGAGCAGTCTGTCCGGCTGACCCGCCTGCATGGAGGGCTGCCACAGATACTGACCGTTGGAATCCTTCAGCTTACGAAGTGCGGAAACAGTAGCATCGTTCATCAGGAACTTGGCATTCTTGCGGTAAGGTGCTTTCAGCGCATAGATTAGGGAAATCACCTCGTCGGTGGTGACGGCGGTCGCACTGGCTGCGGTAACGCCGACCGTGCCACCGTTGGTGGTGAACAGGCCGGTGGGCTGACCCGTACCGGTGCCGACGCAGAATGCCTGTTCCTCGACAGCACCGAAGGCGTAGGCAAACTCACGGGCGATGTACTCTTCCAGATCGAAGGCACTGTCGTCCAGAAGCTCAATGCTTACCTTCACAAGGTCGGTTAGCTTGTAGGCATCAATGGTCTTCTGTGCGAAGGTGGGATTGCTCTCGGTGTAGGCAGCATTTTCAGCAGTCCACGCAGCGGTGGAATGGGTCGCTGCAACGGGGATCTTACGCTCGTTATCGGTAGTGATGACCTTGCACAGACGGCGCATCACATTTTCCTCCTTGAGCGTGTCCACGATGAACTTCTCAAACTCCGTGGGGACGAGATAGCCGCCGTTGGCGTCCACGCCCTCGGAGAGCACATTGTGGAGCATACGTTTGCCGCGCAGATGCAGACCGAAATCCTCGCGGTAGGCGTTAGACGCTCTGCCGGTCTTGGCTTCGCTGGTCGCTTTCTGGGGCTGCTCGGTGATAGGAGAGGATACGGGTTTGGCAAGCTCTGCGGCAATAGCGTCGCGGCGCTCCATGCGTCTGACCTCATTGGTGAGATCGTTCAGTTCCTTCTCCATATTGGCGTAAACGGCATCGTCCTCGGCAGACAGAACGCCTTTTCGGTCGCGGTGGGTGTCGAGGAAGCCCTCCATCGTAGCCCACAGCTTGGCGCGCTTTTCGCGCAGTTCAACGATAGTCATATTGAAATACCTCCATATTAAATGTAGTTTTTGATGGTGTTCAGCTTGGCTCTGAGTTCATCTACAGAGCGTCCCGTGCGCTCCGGCACAGCGGGTTTGGGTTCAATGGCACACTTTGCGGCGATCTTCTCCATGAGAGAGTTCACCACATTCGCCTTGGAATACAGCATGGAAACGGCAGGCGTGGGTACCTCTTCGGATTCCGAGTTTCTCTGCATGATTTCGTCCGCAAAGCCGAGTTCCACAGCCTTGTTTGCGTCCATCCAAGTTTCGGCATCCATGAGGTGCGAGAGCTTGGCACGGGAAAGCCCCGTCTTGATCTCATAGGCGTTGATAATGGAATCCTTGACGCTACCGAGCATTTTGATAGCTTTCTGCATCTCGTCCGAATTGCCGAATGCCGCCGTCATGGGGTTGTGGATCATAAGCATGGACACGGGAGATACCAGCACCTTCGTGCCTGCTATAGCGATGACGGACGCTGCGGATGCCGCAATGCCATCGATTTTCACGGTCACATCACCCTTGTAGTCCATGAGCATATTGTAGATTTGCGCTGCAGCCACGCAGTCGCCGCCGGGAGAGTTGATCCACACGGTAATATTTCCGCTGCCGGACATGAGCTCGTCCTTGAAAAGCTGCGGGGTGACATCATCGTCAAACCAGCTTTCCTCGGCGATGGTCCCGTTCAGGAACAGGGTTCTTTCCTGTGTCTGTTCCTGCGTCTCCGAGTTCGTCACCGTTCGGCTCCTCCAATTCCAAAATTTCTTCATCGGTTTTTTCCTCCTTTCCGTCATCGGTAGGTGTATCTGCAAAAGCACCCGCATTCTTCAGTGGGAGCATATTGCCGTTAATGAGGTACAAATCGCCGCCGTCCTCTGCCGGGATGCGGTCGAGGTTTTCCAGCTCCCGGATGTCGTTTGCGAACATCCAGCCGTTCTGGCGGCCGATGGCGTACCCGTTCATGCGGCTTTGGTAATCGCCGCGAAGCAAGCCTTCCAGATTGAACTTCACGAAATACACGGCTTTTTCGTCCCGCGAAAGGAGTGACCGCTGAATGGACTGCTCCCAGCGGATGACCCAGGGGTCAAGGGTGTACTTCACGAACTCCAAGGACTGCTGCTCAATATTAGAAAAGCTCGACTTTTCCAGGTCGCCGACCATGTGGGGCGGGACTCGGAAAATTCGAGCGATTTCATTGATTTGGAATTTGCGTGTTTCAAGAAACTGCGCCTGCTCCGGCGAGATGCCGATGGGCGTGTATTTCATGCCTTCCTCAAGCACGGCGATTTTATTGGCATTGCCGCTGCCGCCGAAGGTGGACTGCCAGCTCTCACGCACACGCTGTGGGTCTTTGATCGTGCCGGGGTGTTCCAGCACACCGCCAGGTGCAGCACCGTTGGCGAAGAATTTGGCTCCGTACTCCTCGCAGGCGATCGCCATGCCGATGGCATTCTTCGCCATAGCGATGGGGCTGTAGCCGACCAGACCGTCAAAACCGAGTCCCGGAATGTGAAGCACATCCGAGGGATGAAGCGTTACGGCGAACTCCTTGTTTTTGATGGCTTCATCCGAGCCACGATAATAGGTGTAGTAGAGACGCCCATTTTCATCTCTGTCCACCGACATCTTGTTGGGCATAAGCGGATACAAAGCAACGATTTCATTTTTACCGTTGCGGATGATTTGCACGTAAGCGTTCCCCCAGAGGAGAAGGTGCGTCATGAGGGTTTCCCGGAACACGAAAGAACTCATCTCCGGGTTCGGCTCATCGTGGAGCAAGCGGTAGAGCGGATGGTCGAGCGCCATTGCCTTGCCGCCGCTGTCCGTGTATTTGTATAGGTGCAGCGGCAGCCCCGCCACAGCCTCCGACAGGATGCGGACACAGGAATACACGGCAGTCATCTGCATGGCCGAGCGCTCCGTTACCGCTTTGCCGGAAGTCGTGCCACCGAAGAAAAAGGCATAATTGCTACCCGATGTGCGGTTCTGAGGCTTGTCTCTGGATTTGAAAAGTCTGCTAAAAATACCCATATCACATCACCGTACTTTCATAAAAATAAAAGACCACGAGTGTCGTAGACGCTCTCGGTCGTATCGTTGCCGCACCGGATGGCACGGTCCAAGGCCATGACAGTCGCCACAGCACCGTCGATTTTCTCTGTAGACTTTTCCTTGTCTGGCTTGATGTTACCGGCAGGATCGTTTCGCACATAGATGTTGTCCATCATCCAGCGGAGAACCGGATGGCCGCCGTGGGCGATGCGTTCCTCCAAGACCAGCTTCATCAGCTCTTTGGTCGGAGGGCTCATGTCCTTGAAGCCCTGTCCGAAGGGAATGACCGTGAAGCCCATGCCCTCAAGGTTCTGGACCATCTGCACGGCTCCCCAGCGGTCAAAGGCGATCTCACGAATGTTGAAGCGTTCGCCCAGCTGCTCGATGAATTTTTCGATATAGCCATAATGGACCACGTTGCCTTCGGTAGTTTTCAGGAAACCTTGGCGTTCCCACACATCGTAAGGGACGTGATCCCGGTTGACCCTCTGGCCCATGTTTTCTTCTGGTATCCAGAAGTACGGCAGGATCACAAACTTGTCGTCTTCGTCCAGCGGAGGAAAGACCAGCACGAAGGCTGTAATATCCGTGGTGGACGAGAGGTCCAGACCGCCGTAGCAGACTCGGCCTTCGAGATCGTCTTCGCTGGTGGCAAAAGCACAGCGATCCCATTTCTCCATCGGCATCCATCGCACAGCTTGCTTGACCCACTGGTTAAGCCGGAGCTGCCGAAAGGAGTTCTCCTCGGCAGGGTTTTGCTTTGCAGACTCACAGGCGGCCTTTACCTTGTCGATGCCGACCGTGATGCCGAGCGAGGGATTCGCTTTCTTCCAGACCTTCGGGTCCGTCCAGTCGTCGTCCTCATCGGCCCCGTAGATAACCGGATAGAATGTGGGGTCAATCTTGCGGCCTTCGATGATGTCCTTCGCTTTCTGGTGCGTCTCGTAGCAGATAGATTTGGTGTCCGTACCCGCTGTGGTTATAAGGAAGTAAAGCGGCTGCATACGAGCATCACCGGAGCCCTTGGTCATAACATCAAAGAGCTTCCGGTTGGGCTGGGTGTGCAGCTCATCGAACACCACGCCGTGGATGTTAAAGCCGTGCTTCGAGTATGCTTCTGCTGACAGCACCTGATAGAAACTGTTTGTCGGCAGGTACACGATCCGCTTTGTGGCCGTCAAGATTTTGACCCTACGGTTGAGGGCCGGACACATTCGGACCATATCGGCCGCGACCTCAAAAACAATCGATGCTTGCTGTCTGTCCGCAGCGCAGCCGTAGACCTCCGCACGTTCCTCACCGTCGCCGCACGTGAGCAGAAGTGCGACCGCAGCCGCAAGCTCCGATTTACCCATCTTCTTGGGTATCTCAATGTAGGCAGTGTTGAACTGCCGGTATCCGTTGGGCTTGATGATTCCGAAGATGTCCCGGATAATCTGCTCCTGCCAGTCGATCAGCGTGAAGGGTTTTCCTGCCCATGTACCTTTGGTGTGACAGAGGCACTCGATGAACGAGACAGCGTAGTCAGCCTTGGCCTTGTCATAGACGGAGCCTTTTGCCTTGAACTTCGTCGGTGTGTATTTTTTCATTCGCCTCAAGTGTTATCACCTCCAAAAAGGCATAAAAAATAGCCGCCTGAAGCGACCGTCATAACGAGGAACAGAGCCGAGCGGCTCATGTCCCAAGGGTATTTACTTTACCGGAGATTACTGTTGCATGGCCCAAGCGATGGCGTGACCGTCATCCTCGAACTCAACTTCGCTAACTGCTCTCAGGCCGATGGTGCCTTCGCAGCTGTGGTCGTCATCAAGGAACTCGTAGGTTGCACCGAAGTAGCAGGGCTTGCCGGGGCCGTTGTAGAAGCCTCCCGCCATGATGACCTTGTCTCCAAAGGTGAGCACCTTGCTCCATCTGGTTTCGAGGTCCTCCGGGGTGGTTGGGTTTGGCAGCCGGAACTTTCTCATCGCATTGTTGATCGTCATTGTCGGTCTCTCCTTAATACTTCGTGGCCTTGTGGCTGTCGAGGTTCTTGAAGAAGGCGTCAACCTCAGCGAGGCTGGAAAGGACGTCTCCGTAGGCTCCGAGGCCGCTCTTCTTGATGATCCTGTAGTAGCTCTGACGGTTCTTCAGAACTCCGAGGCCATTTGCTTCGGCAATCTTGGTGGCCGTGCGGGTGAGCTTTCCAAGGCTCTGGATCTCGTGGTCTTCGCCCTTTTCAAAGGCTGTCTTGCAGTTGGTATGGTCGATGTAACGCATCGTGGTTTCCTCCGTTTGTGTGTATTTCCTTTCGGTAGTGTATATATCACTCTAAACGCCTGAAATAGCAAGTCATTTCTGCGATATAAACCGAAATATTCTACACAAATATTCGGGCATGGAATTGTGTACTTTATGCCTCTCCGTAGAGGATGAAATGCACATATTCCTTGCGATGTCCCTCGATGAAAACCACCAGCTCATAGAAGTCTCGCTCGTAGGCCAGCCGCTGCACCATGTTTGTATCAAACATATTCGTCAGGCCGGTGTCCCGGATGGCGAGGATCTGCTTTTTGATCGTCTCATTCATCGCCGCTCACCACCCTGCAAAGGTCTGCGCCGTATGCGACTGACAGGCCGGAGCCATTGTCCCATGCGACCATGATGGAACCGATGTCGTCCACGCCGAGGACCGTTCCTTTCGTCCCGATGGGAGAAGCCTGAACATCGTCCATCTGCAGGAGCTCCACTCGTGTACCGGGCTTGTACCGGCGACGTAAGCCCTCAAGGGCCGCTTTTGAAATCACTCGCATGATTCCACCTCTGTTTTCTTTGCGCCGCTCTTGAAGGCCGAGGAGCCGGAGAGGTTGCGGAGCAGGATTTTGCGCTCGGCCTTGTAGTCCTCACCGATGAAGCCCAACCTCAAAAGGAATCAGCGGAATGCGTACTTGTCGTTGTCGACCGGCTTTTCCTTAGCGGTGATGCGCTTCTGGTTTAGTGCCATCTCACACAAGGCTGCGATGAAGTGCGAGTAGGCTTTGATCTCTTCGGGAGAGGGCAGCTCTTTAAACCACGGGAAGGCGATGCGATCTTCCTTGAGCTCAATGCGGATGTCCTCGACGCCGAGGGCCTTTTTGATCAGCTCGCCTTTGGCATCCAGCAGTTTGGTGAGGTTTCCGACCGAGACCTTTTCGAGCGGGATCTCAATCGTAAGGCCTGTCTCTTCGGTTTCGGCCTTGTCTTTGACCGGGTTGAATCCGGCTGCGGCAAGGGCGATGATGACCGCCTCAATGGTGTCCTGATCCGTGCGCTCGTCCCAGACCATCGTGCCGTCTTTCTCAACGGTGATGTTGTTGATGACGAAGGCGCAGGTGGGCATGAATTTGTAGACGGCCTTCACGCCGACCACCTTGGAGATGATGCCGACCAGTTCTTTGCGGTCTTGCCCGGTGACGTTGTAGTGTAGTTCTTTCATGGGATTACCTCCTTGTTTTTTTGGTACTGTATATATCACTCTGAAGCTACAGAATAGCAAGTCATTTCAGCGAAATATATGTACCGATTATCGTAGAAAAACAGGAGCCTCAATTGTCTACATTAGCTACTTCGTCGAAGCGGAAAGTCACGCCGTCACGCTGCACCGTCACACCATCCGAGGAGCCGACCTGTTCGATGTATCGCTTCACGATGACGTCGCAGAACTTCTCGTCCAGCTCCACGGTATAGCAGATGCGATCCGACTGCTCACAGGCAATCAGTGTGCTGCCGGAACCGCCGAAGGGGTCCAGAACCACAGCGTTGCTCATGGAGGAGTTCATGATCGGATATGCCAAAAGCGCAATCGGCTTCATGGTCGGGTGATCGCCGTTCTTCTTGGGCTTGTCAAACTCCCATATGGTGGTTTCCTTACGGCCCGTGTACCACTGGTGCTTGCCGTTTTTCTTCCAGCCATAGAGCACCGGCTCATGCTGCACTGGTACGGAGAGCGTCCGAGCACCAGCGACTGCTTTTTCCAGATGCAGCAGCCGGAGAGGTAGAAACCTGCATCAGCAAAAGCCCTGCGGAAGTTCAGCCCTTCGGTGTCCGCATGAAACACATAGATGGAAGCATCACCGGTCATGACGGCTTCCATATTGGTGAATGCATCGAGCAGGAACTGATAGAAGGCGTCATTTGCCATGTTGTCGTTCTTGATCTTCCCGGCAGAGCCTTCATAGTTCACATTGTAAGGCGGGTCCGTGATCACGAGGTTGGCCTTGATGTCGCCCATCAGAGTGTCGTAGGTTTCCTTCTTTGTGGAATCTCCGCAGACCAGACGGTGCCGACCGAGCGTCCAGACGTCGCCAGCCTTGGTAAAGGAGGGCTTTTTCAGCTCCTCATCCACATCGAAATCATCGTCATGCATGCCGTCCTTCAGGCTGTCCTTGAAAAGGTCGTCGATCTCGGCAGGGTCAAAACCGGTAAGGGAAACATCAAAGTCCTCACCCTGCAGGTCAGCGATCAGCAGGGTCAGCTTGTCCTTATCCCAATCGCCGCTGATCTTGTTCAGGGCGATGTTGAGCGCTTTTTCCTTGGCGTCGTCCATTTCAATGACCACACAGTCAACCTCTGTGATGCCAAGGTCGATGAGGACCTTGAGCCTCTGGTGCCCACCGACAACACGACCGGTCGTCTTATTCCAGATGACCGGTTCGACATAACCGAACTCCTCGATGGAGCGTTTCAGTTTTTCGTATTCCTCGTCACCGGGCTTCAGGTCCTTGCGAGGGTTGTATTCGGCAGGAAGCAGCTCTACCGTTTTCTTTTTCTCAATCAGCATATAAGACCCCACTCAGCGAACCTCTCGAAACCGCCGATGCGGTCAATGAAAGTCCTCGCTGTTTCTACGATTCTCTCGTATGGAATACCGTCCACAGCATCGTCACCGATGGCACAGACAAGCTCGACCGGCGTACCGGTTTCCTGCGCCTTGAGCCATGCGTAAATGTTGATGCTGACGTCGGCTTTGGAGAGGTCCTTGCCGTGCAGACCACCGCCGGTCACGGAGTCTCCCATATCGGAGCCGAGCTTCCGGTTAGTGGCACCGGAGTCGACATCCGTGCCGCCGGTCCAGTAACCGAGAGGGTTGATCTCAGCATCCGGGAAGACTTCACGCAGATTGTCCGTCTTGGCGTTGCTCTGGCAGAGAATCAGACGGTCGCCGTCCAGAATGTATTTACCGTCGCTGCCATAGGTGTCATAGAGCTGCTTGGCGATGGCGGTGAGCTTTTTCTGCTCGTCAGTCACCGGGACACCTTTGAAGATGCCGTTGTCGCCGCAGTGGATGCTGTCGATCTGGTTGTCGGCCAGATGCTCATCCTGCGAAACCTCACGGTAGTCCACCAGCAGGTTCCCGGCGATACGGGAAACAGCAGACTTTACCTCATCAGGAGAGAGGGCTACCGAGGTTTCGCTGATAATATGGCAGATGCCGTGGCCAATCAGGACCTCGACGGCGATCTTCGGATTATTCTCTTTTTGATACGCAAGGTCGACAAGAGCACCGGCAATACGGTCGGCCACCTTGTCGGGATGCGCCGGGTTTACTTTCTCAAACATATCAGTTTCCTTTCCGAGCGGTGAGCAGCCGCTCCATCAAATCGTCTTGTGGATTTCTGCCGCCGTACTCCACGGCACAGTTTTCTTTCACGATCTGGTAAATCTGATACCAGACCTGATTGACCTGCTTCATGTAGGTCTGGCTCATTGCAACATACGGTGAAGCGATGGCATTGCCGGTGGTGGGATGCTTGGCCAGAAAGCCGAACTCGGATATCGCTTCCTCGCACTGAATCCATCGGGAGACTGACATGGCGTACTGCTCAATCAGCTGGTTGTTTACTAACATTTCACAGCCACGAGCCTTGAGCCAGTTCCAAGTATCCCGGTAGACCTCTTCGGCACACAGGTCCTTGCCGTTCTTCTGAGCGGCTTTTAAGTATTCTTTGACCGGAGGAACAACCGCTCCTTCGATTTCTGCCGGTTCCGGGAGCACCATCGCACCATTTAACCTGCCGTCAGCGATTTTATCTGTCAGGGCCTTGGATTTTCTTCCGGCACCGACACGCTGACCGCCTCTCATAGTTCCGTCTTTTGCCACACATTTCACCTCGCTTTCCGGGCTGGGGGTTAATACCCCGTTTGATTTCTGATTTTTGCGCTCGTGACCCCACGCCGCTGTCCGGGTAGAAAGGTCGTAGAGATTTGACCCGCCCCACGGTCACCGGTCACCGAGCTCGTGATGGATCTTCGTGTGACACGACTGGCACAGGCTCATCAGGTTGCTGGCATCGTGGGTGCCGCCTTGGGAAATAGGAAGAATATGATGAACTTCCTCGACCGATGTTAACCGACCTTCCTTAAGGCACTGCTCACACAGAGGGTGGGCCGCTGCATACCTGTCACGGATACGCTTCCAAGCCCTGCCGTATTTGCGGTTGACGTCCGGGCTGCGCTCGTACTTGTTGTAACGATCCCGGTCCAGCTTCTCGTGCTCCTGGCAGAAGCGTCTATCAGTAAGCCTTGGACAGCCGGGGTAAGCGCAGGGTTTCTTTGGACTCCTTGGCACATAATCACCTCGCTTTCCGGGCATAACAAAAGCCCTGCGGGAGAGGGACTCCCACAAGGCTTCCGTAGGTTTTACTTTGTCCATCATAATACTATCATAAAAGGCGACTCTCAATCTCTCTCATTTACTCTCATGATGGCGGCCACACAGGAAAGCGCCGTATCGTGCATCCGGTAAATGTGCTGGATGCTGTAATGCATCTCAACCGCAATCTTCTCCCACGAGAGGAAGCACAGATACCGCTTCTCCAGCAGGGTTTGCAGTTCAACATCCGAAACGGCCCGGATTGTGGCCATGATTTCCTTCTTCAATTCCACCAGATCCTCGACGTCGTGTTTCAGGCTTTCCTCAACCTCGATAATCTTCAAAACGGCCCGTTCTATTTTGGAGCCTCCACGATTTGGGTTTCTGGGCATGTCGCTGTAAACGACGGTGCAGGATGTGGCCAGTTCATTTAAAGACTCGATCTGCTGGAGCTTGGATTTAATCCGCATATCCAGCGTCCGGGCCTGTGACAGATATTCTTTAGCGGTCATTTCGCTTCTCCTTCCGTAGCTCTTTTATGAGGAATTCCGGATCGACTTTTGACAGGACACCGAACCAGCCGGAACGGAAGAATCGCTCTATTTCCTGAAGCTGCTGTTCGTCGTCGGTTAGCCGGTAATCCTTGGCCGCCTGCAGAATGATGGCGTTTGCCAGATTCTCGTATGGGTTCAAAGTCGCACCTCCGAATTTGTGATCACTCGGATTGGCGTGGATTGTCGAATATTGTCATTAGATTTTCAGATTTGCCTTGACCGCAGCGATCAGAGCCGACTGCGTTTTGTCTTTGGCCTTAAGTGCCCGGAGAATCTGCTCATCAATAGTGCCGTCCGTCACGATATGCTGAACGACCACAGTTTCGGCAGTCTGACCTTGCCGCCAGAGCCTTGCTATGGTCTGGGAATAGAGCTCCAAGGACCATGTGAGGCCGAACCAGACGATGGTGTTGCCGCCGGTCTGAAGATTGAGGCCGTGTCCCGCAGAAGCCGGGTGAATCAGGGCTACCGGGATTTCGCCGTTGTTCCATCTGCGGATACTGTCGGCTTTGTCCAGCTTGGAAAACGGGATATGGCGATCATGCAGCCGTTTCATGATCCGCTCCAGATCATGCTGGTACCAATAGGCCACCAGAAGAGGCTTGCCGTTTGCCGACTCGATAATGTCCTCCAGAGCGTCCAGCTTCTGCTCGTGAATGGGGACCGTATTCCCGGCATCGTCGTAAATGGCACCATTGGCCATCTGGGAGAGCTTGCCGGAGAGGGCTGCAGCATTAGCAGCGGATATTTCACCATCGGGCAGGTCCAGAATGAACTGTTTTTTCATCTCGTCGTAGGCGTCCTGCTCATTGGGACTGAGATAGACCTTGTATTCGCTGGATATGAGTTCCGGCATCTTCAGGTGGTCCGTGGATTTCATCGAAATGGTGATATCCGAGATTTTCCGGTATATGGCTTGCTCGGCACCGGGTTTCGGACGGTAGCTGTAAACGATCTGGCCGTTCATGGCGTCCGGCACGAAATACTCCTGCCGATAATAGGTAATGAACCGACCAAGGCGTTTTCCCATGTCAATGACCTTGAACTCTGCCCACAGATCCATCAGTCCGTTGCTGGCCGGAGTGCCGGTGAGCCCAACGACACGCTTGATTCTGGGCCGTACCTGCATCAGGGCCTTGAAGCGTTTTGACTGGTGGTTTTTGAAGGAAGAAAGCTCGTCAACTACGATCATGTCGTAGTCAAACGGGAGCTTGCTTTTCTCAATGAGCCACTGGACGTTCTCACGGTTGATGATGTAAATATCGGCTTTCTTCGTCAGGGCCGCTTTTCGCTCAGCCTCGCTTCCGACCGCCACCGAATAGGTCAGGTGGTGAAGCTGGTCCCACTTTTGAAGCTCTGCGCTCCAAGTGTCACGGGCTACTCGAAGCGGAGCAATGACCAGCACCTTGTGAACCTCGAAGCTGTCGAACAGCAGGTCTGCAACAGCGGTCAGTGTGATGCTCGTTTTGCCAAGGCCCATGTCCAGCAGCACGGCAACGAAGGGATGGTCCTCGATATAGTTGATTGCGTATCTCTGGTATTCATGCGGTTCGTATTTCATCAAGTATCCCTCCAATCTGCTCAGGGGCATCAAGGACATATACCTTGATGCCCAGCCGCCGCAGTAATCCGTGTCTGGCTACCTGCAAAGGTCTCGGTTCCTTACCTGGTGCCTTGACTTCCACGAATCCGATCTTGCCTCCGGGCAGCAGCACCAGTCGATCCGGCATCCCATCAAATCCGGGACTCACCAGTTTCGGTGCAATGCCGCCGCTGTTTTTCACGCCTTTGACTAAGTGTTGTTCTATGATTTTCTCTCGCATAATGTTCCTCCATCAGGAATTAGAGTGGGTGGTGACGGCCTGTGACATGTATTTCCGTAACTTTTCTTAGGTCCTGTTTTTTAGTGCTCTAAGAATAGTTTCTGTAAAGACTGTCAAAGACCGTCACCTTTGGTTCAATCAAGGAAATCCGATTTAAGCTGCAGGCCTAAGATCAGCCGTGCAGACTTGTTTCTCTTCCTTTCAAAACCGGCGCATTCCAGCGCAGTATAGAAATCAGTTGTGCTGCGGATATAGTCGCCCACCTGCATGCAATAGCTGCGGTATGCGTTGTAGACCTCGCCGGATTTAGCGATCAGGCCTGATCCGACCTCACAACATTCATCGAGGAACTGCGAGAGCCAGTCGTTATTGTCCTTGTACTTCTGGATCGCAGCTTCCACCACGGCTGGCTTTACGATGTGATAATCCTTTTCGATCACACGCTTGGCACCGGTCATGATCCATTCCAGGATTGCACCGCCAGCTTTGTTGAAAAGGTAATCGGCATAGTTTTTGATGTCAGAGGAACCTTCAATCTTGGCATTAAACGGAATGACAATCAGCCTACGCCATGTTCCGGCATCAATCGCACCGACCTTCGGCAGATGGTTCGTGTAAAGCACAAGGGTGTGGCTCGGCACGAAACTGAACGGGTCCTTGTACTTTTTCTCCGCATAGATCTCGTCCGTTGAACAGAGCTGTTTGACGTTGGATGTGTTCAGGCGCATGCCTTCCTCCAGTTCGGCGGCAATGATTATCCGTTTACCTTTGGCTTCAGCCAGCTCCGGCTTTACATTCCGCTTGCATCCGACAGTCAGAGTGTCTGCGGACATGTTGCCGCTATAGGTGCCAAGCACACGGGAGAGCGTATTCCAGAAGGTGGATTTCCCGTTACGGCCTTCACCGTAGGCAATGATCAGGCCCTCGACACAGACCTTCCCGATAGCGGAAAGACCAGCGATCTCCTGAACATAATCGATGAGCTCGTTGTCGCCGCAGAAGAAGGTCTCCAAAGCGTCCTGCCAGATATCCATACCTTCATCGGACGGGTCAACCGTGGTCTGCTTGGTAATGAAATCCGCAGGAGTGTGCTCATGAGCGGAAGGAAGGCCAATACGAAGGTCGTAAGTTGCTGACGGGGTATTGAGCAGAAATTCGTCTGCGTCAAGCTGCCGCTGGTCAATCTCAACCATCGGATGCGCTTCCTTTAAGGCAGCGGTGATGTATTTGGAATCTCTGCGCTTAATGGCATAGTTGCGGTAGGTCGTGGCGTTCTCGTACTTTTGGAAGGAACGAGCCTGTTCCGAGCTGAAAGCCATAGCCGCTTTCTTTGGACCCATCGATGCCAGCAGCTCCCATGCGCCGTTCTTCATCATCTCATCGGTGGCCTTCTTGATCTCGGTTTCGGCCTCCTCAAGCTGGCGGCTGGTGAGCTCCTGCGCCACGGCCTGTGCCTTTGGCTTGGACTCCTCCCAGAACCGACCGTTGTAAACAAGGTAGTCGGTCGAGGACGAATAGCGGAGCTTGTTTTCATATTCCCGTGCGAGCACTGTAGCCTGTCCGACGTCGGAATAGTCGGTTGGCTTGAGCTGCAGGTCCTGATTGTATTGCTCAGGAGGGATATATCCCTCCTGAGTGGAAACCTTTTCATAGAATCGCTGTGCGCTGCGCCAGATGCTGTCGAGCTCCGACTGCTCCAACGGCGGCTGACAGCAAGCAGCCACTTCCGCAAAGTGCTTATGTGCCTCGTCGGTATTGCCGAAGCGTTTCAGAATGCGTCCGGCATAGTGGGACATGGTGGCGTTGCGACTGCCTTCGGGAATGACGATGTCGCCGTAGCTGCCGGAGTCCATGTTGGCGTCGAAATCGTCGTCGGCAAGGAAGGTGGTCAGCGTCATCGGGCCGTCGAAGATCTCGACCTCTGGCTTCTGGGTCCCGAAAAAGAACCGAGCGGCATCGAGGGCTTTGGTGTCGAAATACGGGAAGATGCTGTTGACCAGCTTTTTCATCTCGCTGTACTGGCCGGGATCGGTGATCCGGTCGATGGCGAAGAAGACGTGGAACTTCGGCCTTGGTGCCTTGTCACCCTTTTTCTTCATATGATTGCGGCTATAGTGGACCGCGAAGGCCACACCGGGGAAAGCGTTAGCAACGTCTGAGGGATAGACCCATTCTTCCGGATCGTCGCTGTGGTCGTTATCACAATCGACCGGCAAGCAGTCGGAGCCGATGAAATTGTCGTTGCTGCGGTAGTTGCCCTGATACTCAGCACAAACATAATCGTGCTTTACAGCTTCGATGAGGCTGTCCTTCCCGGTGACCTCGACCTTATGAGGGTAGGTACAGTTTTCAGGCACCTCCAGACAGTTGGAGCGGTATAAAGTGAATTTCATCTTGTAACCTCCTCGCAGGTCTCGCTGAAGTAGCGGATTCGGTGTCCCTTCCAAGTCGCTCTCTTGATCTCGGCCTCCATGCCCTCGGAGATCCGGTCACCGAAGACCCACATCTCGGCACATTTACTCAGGATGGCATTCCCGAAAAACAGACCCAGCTCACGCTCCTTGGGCTTGTTGTCGTCAAGGAACTGCGGAAACAGCAGGTGCGGTGCGATGGGAATGTATCCGGCCTCTACCGCAAAACGGCTGTAGCGTCTGGCGGCAGCAGTGTTGCTTTCGACATCTCCGGCATACGGACTGCAGATATACACGATGGGCCTGAATGCCCGGAGCGCTTTTTCTTCTTTTTCAATGGCACAGAAGGCTCCGAATGCTGTGGGATCGGCATAGCCCTCTGCGTTTTTGTATTCGGCCATGATAGGCACCTCCAATCTAAAGTTCTCACTACCCACTGGAGGGTTTAGTGGTATTTGAACGAATCAGAATCAGTCTTTTTTATAAAACATGGTCTCGTAGCCATCAGCACGGAGCTTGAGGCCGTCTGCCCACGGTGGGGTCCGGCTCATCTGTTCGCAGAGGACCTTCAGGTCGACGCCGGGGCTGGCTTCGATGACCAGCTCGTCGTGAATGTGCATGGTAATGAAGCAGTGCGACAAGGTCCGCATTGCATAGCAGAGAATGTCACGGGAGGTAGCTTGGACGATGTTCTCCACGAGCTTCGGCCCGTAGGTCTCCAGCCGCTCCCACTTCTTTGTACCGCCGATACCCTCGTAGGTGATACACTCGCTGCCGAACTGATTTGTACCGAGCTTAGGCTTTACATAGGAAAGGCGTCTGCCGGACGGGAGCGTAATGAAAAGCATCCCGCTCTGATAGCAGAACTTGATGCCGCAGACCTCGCCGTCCATGTGATACTTCACGGCATTCATAGCTGCTCGGTCGATATCCCACCAGAACCTCACAATATTCTGGTTCGAGTTGCGCCAAGCAGTGACCAGCGGCTGAAGCTCGTCTTCCGAAAGGCCCATCTCCAAGGCTCCCATCGCTTTGAGAGCTCCGACAGAGCCACCATAGCCGAGGGCGAGTTCAGCGATTTTGCCTTTTTGCCGCAGGTGGCCATTTACACCATGCTTCTCAACAGGGACCTTGAACATCTGCGATGCGGAAGCGCAGTAGATGTCGCCGCCTTTTTCAAAGACCTCCTGACGCCAGATTTCACCGGCAAACCACGCCAGCACTCTGGCCTCGATTGCCGAGAAGTCGGAGACGATGAACTTGTATCCCGGCTTCGGCACAAAGGCGGTGCGGATCAGTTGAGAGAGCGTATCCGGCACATCTTCGTAGAGAAGCTCCACGCCTTCAAAGTCGCCGCAACGGACAAGCCCACGAGCCTCTGCCAGATCCGGAAGATGGTTCTGGGGCAGGTTCTGCATCTGGATAATGCGTCCGGCCCAACGACCGGTCCTGTTGGCACCATAGAACTGAAACATTCCACGAGCACGACCATCGGCGCAGACTGCCTTTTCCATTGCCTGATACTTCTTGACGGACGATTTGGCCAGCTGCTGCCGGAGAAGGAGAACCTTCTGGAGATCTGCCGGAGCGGTTTTGAGCATTTCAGCGACTTCCTTCTTACCGAGAGAATCGACCTCCAGCCCGTTGTCCGAAAGCCATTGCTTCATCTGCTGCACGGAGCTGGGGTTATCCAAGGCGGTCAGTTTCTTCATGGCAACGGTGAGATCCGCACGGGAGCGGGTGTCCATAGCTATGGCTTGATGCACCAGCTCCATATCGAGGGCGACACCTCTGTCGTTAATTTCCTGATCGAGGTGATACTGCTCCCAGACCATTTCCGGCACCGGAAACTTGGCGAACTTTTCCTGAATGGACATCTAGACCTCGACATCACGGATGTTGTACCGTTTGAAGGCAGCCCACTTGTCCGGAGCGTTTTCCGGCAGGTTGCGGGTTCGACCACCATTGGCCTTTGTCGGCGCACAGGGCTGGCAGAAATACTTGATGAGCGCTTTGCCTTCGGTCAATTTCTGCTTTCCGAGGCCCAGAACGGCACCGACACCTTCCAGCGACAGTGGCAAGCCCATGTAAGCGGACCAGATCATGGTGCATTTCCATGAGGCTGGATCGAGGTAGTTGCCGACGGTGTCTTCCGGGATACTGTAGTAGGCATTATCAAAAACGCCATGATCCCGGAGCCAGCGGGAAAGGCATATCCTCTCAAACTGTGCGTTAAAGGCCCACTTCGTCACATCATCGTTTGTCAACGCAGCGATGACCTCTGGCGGGATTGTCTCACCAGAGGCAAGATCGACCACTTGCACGGGGTTGCCGTCTGCGGAATATCCGAAGAGAAGAATGTCGAAATCTGTTGCCTCGGTATATTTGTAGACGCCACACTTGGCAAGGTCCACACTGCTGTAGGTTTCAATATCAATACTGAGTGTTTTCATATACATCGGTCCTTTCCGTAGCCTGAAAGGGTGGCAGGATTGCTCCCACCACCCGTAGGCCGGAGATTACTTCTGTTCGAGTTCCTTCATTCGGGCTTCGTGGTACTCGACTTCACGAATGGCACTTTCTCGTTCAAGCTGCTGACGCTCGGCTTCCCATTTGGCATTACGAGCTTCACGCTCAGCCTCAAGAGCAGCATTACGCTTTTCACGCTTGCGGTCGTCGATGGTGTCGATGATGGACCTGACGATCCAAAACACGGCCAGAACCAGATAGAGGGACAGAAGCAGGATGCAAAGAATCGTAGTAGCGTTCATGGTGCGCACCTCCTTAAGACAGGAAATCTTCATCCGCATCGGTGGAGAAGTCAGATGCTGCGCTGGACTTGCCGCCGAGGGGTTCGCCGTCACGGATCTTCTGCAGGTTGTTTAGCCCACAGGCGATGCCCTTGTTACCGTTGGAGTTGAAAGCGTAGAAGTTGATGCTGGCACGACCGTATACGCCGGAGTAGACCTCGGAGCGGGTCAGGATCGGATTCAGTCAGCGTCCACGATGCCGGGAGCCGTAGCAGAGTTGGCGTTGATAAAGTAGCTGTTGGCATAGGCGTGATCATCCGGACGCTCGGTGTCTCCATCGCGCAGGGGCGTTTTAATGGCAGTCAAAGGCGGAACGGAGCGGCCGTTTCCCTTGAGCTTGGCCTGCCCCTCCTCATAGGCCGCCTGAATCGCCGCCTTGATCTTCTGAACGGTCACGGTGTCAGTCTTCGGAATGATGAGGCTGACGCTGAACTTCGGGGTGCCGCCGTTGATGGACTTGGCCTCCCAGACATTGGCATAGGACCAACGAGTGTCCTTGCCAGTGATAACCTTCATGGGGTTTGCGAGTTTAGTAGAATTTGACATATTAGTTGTCCTCCTTGAAATCATCGATAATGGTTGTCATTGCCGGTCTCTTATCGCTGTCCGGCACCAGCGTGGGTTTTCTTTGAGGCTTGGTGATCAGGCCTCCAAGAATGTCGTTGAACTGTTTCTTTCCGAGAAGTGCGGTCATGGCGGTGACGCCGAGAATCTTGTGTTCGTAGGGGTCGTATCCGGCAGCTGTTACGGCTGCGATGACGGCATTCTCGTCTGTGTACTTGCGGTTGGAGCGGCCCTCGACCAGTTTGTAGCCGGACCATTGTTTACCGCTGATAGCCGCCTGTAGCGCGTAGTCCTTGATGTCGGATGCCCAGGTGGTCAGCCCGTCGATTTGGCCGAGAATTTCTTCGACCTCCTCATCCGTGAGCAGAGGCGGCTGCCGAAACTCATATCGGGCAAGTTCCATGTTGGCCTTGGCTCTCTCGCGGCAATCCGCTTTTGCCTTGCAGAACTGGCACCATTCGCCGCAGTGATATTCACCGCTGCCTTTGAAGGCCAGCTCTGCGGTCGGCGTCAAAACCTTGTCCGCCCATTCGCAAAGCTCCTGCTTCGGAATGGTGAAAGTGCTGACATTGGAGCGCCTTGGCTGGTAGATCGTCATGTTGACAGTGTCGATATCGTAGATGCAGTCGAACAGCTCCAGCGCACCGAGGGCATATAGCTTCATCTGCGGATTATCGTCGGCTTCCACCAGGACTCCGCGCCCATGCTTGTAATCCACAATGTGTAGCGTCCCGTCTGCGATGATGACGCAGTCGCCGGTGCCGAAGCCCTCTTTTACGTATTTGGAGTAATCAAGCCGCTGTTCGATCAGCACAACAGGGTCAGCGCAGACCTTCTTTGCTTCCGCGACCAGTTCCATTACAAAGGCAACATAGCCGTTGGCGCAGTCCTCCATTTCGGTGCTGTACCAGGTAAGACTTTCGGTCGGGTCCTCTGCTGCCATACAGAGTGCATTTCGGAGCTTATACTCGCAGAGTGCATGGGCGTCGGTTCCTTCGGCGGCAAAATCGCTACCCTTATCGTCGTAGCTTTCACAGAGCCTTGCCGAAGGCGGGCAGTTGAGCCACCTGTGGGAGGAGGATGCGGAAAGCAGAGCATGATTACCCATTGCCCAGCACCTCCGCATCCGCCACAAGACCCCCGTACCGGGTGGGGTCTACCTCGGAGAGCTTGGTTGCTCCATACTTCTGAAGAAGGCCACGAATCTGAGCGGTGAAGCCATCACGAGACTTTTCTGCCAGAATCGCTCTGACCTCTTCGAGGGTGAGTGCCTTTTCCGGTTCCGGAGCAGGGGCCGCTTCCTCGGTACCGCTGAATGCGCCGGTCAGCCAGTTGGCGATGTCGTTAATAGAAGATGCAATATCCCGCAACTCCCTGATGGTCGCTTCCATTTCGCTCATTTTGCTCATCACGTTTTCCTCCTTTCTGAGATTGGCTTGTCTGGTTAAGCTGGATCAGCTTCCTCGCCAGACGTCTTGACACTACGCTGATTGCCGTAAGCACTCCGATGAGCTCTTCATCAGTGACGGCCTTGTTGGGTCTGGACTCACTCATTGGCGGTTCCTCCTTCCTAAGGACCTGTGTTGTTTTGCTGTCCTCAGTACCCACTGGAGGGAAACCGGTGTTTTGAACGAAAAAATCTGAAAAAATTTTTGACCGCCGCAGAATTGCTTCCACGGCGGCCTTTGTTGGGTATTAGATGAAGTCCTTCAGGGCTTCACGCAGGATGGAGAACACCTTGTTCTTCTGGTAGTTGATGGTCGACTGGCGTTTGCCCATGTCGGCAGCGATTTCACGCTCCGTCTTGCCCTGCATGATAAGCTCGCAGATGCGTCTGCCGTCCGGATCAAGACGGTTAAGCTCGTCGCATAGAGCGTCGAGCAGTTCCTTGTCCATAAGGATGGACTCCGCAGACGGTGCGTCATCGGCCAGCGTATCGCCAAGGGTAAGCTCGTCTTCCTCGCCGCCGATAGGCGTGTCGATGGAAACCTTCTTACCGGCAGCGTAGAACGGGCAGCCGGGGCAAACACCGTCACACTTCCAAAGCTGGGCCTTGGTGCAGCGGCACTCGCCATTCTTCTGGGCATGGTAGCGGGTGTTCCAGATGGGCTGGTAGTATGCCCTGTAAACTTCCTCGCTGACCTCGATAGGGGTCCCGTCGACCGGGATAAAGTACTTCTTGTCGTTGTTTTGCATGAAAATTTCCTCCGTTTGATTTGCTTGGAACGGAGGAAACCTTCATGGTCAGCTGCAAAATGGGTATAGAAATCCAACCACAGTCCCGACGGAGATTTCTCCGTTCCGGTCTGCAGCTTCCCGCTCAAAAGGCAGCTGTTGATATTTACTTGTGCCGTCAAGCACCGTTGAGCCACCGGTGATCAGTCGGTGCGGTGCCTGGCGGTGAGCAGTTTTCTGTCATTCTCAGGACGGTCTGTTAGTCGAGATCCGCTTCAATGGCGTACAGTTCGCTGAAGACTTCAGGCAGGTCGCTTGGGCTAAGGTCCCAAGTGCCGTGTGCGCCGTAGCGTTTGAAAACAGATTCAACTACTGCTGAGCCCAACTGAGACTCGATGGCAGCAGCGGTGTTTTCAATGTTAACGATCCAGTTGTTACGTTCACGCTTTGTCACTGCTTGTCCCTCCTTGTCAGGTTCAGCTTCCTAATCCGGATAGTAGGCTGTTGATGCTGCCGACCACTCAGCTCCGGATCGTTCATGGCCGGTGAACGAGCTGAGAGGCGGCTTCTGTTGAATGACGATTGCTTGAAAGTGAGTTTGTGTCGGTTTGTGTCTGTTATTGCACAATGCTATTGATTTTTGGGCTCGAGTATGATATAATTAAATATTAAGGTCCATGGTCCGCCGGCTCAAGCTCTCGCATCTCTGCCATCCACTAATAAGATACCGAGATGAAAAAGGACTTCCTATAAGCGCAAGCACCATGAAAAAAGGACTTTCAGGACTTTTGATAGGACTTTTTCTGAAAGGGGTGATTTGCATAGATTTCGCTCATTTTTGCAGGGGTATATACAACTCTACAGAAGGCGTACCAAATCAAGATGCGTTTGTAATTGACGTCTTTAAAGCTGCAGGCAGTAGCTACTCCTTTACAAAGAAAGGTACCTATAGCAACTCAAATTACGGGGCAAAACTGTTCAATGGCGGCAAGCTCCTTTCGAGGAACCACAGAAGCTCTTTTCCAAATCCGATAAATACTACCGGTCTTGCGAAGTACCTGTCGGAGCATATAAAAAAAGCGTCCGTCAGAACCGTGATGAACTACTTCACGATCCCAACGGACGCAGATATAAATGCTTCGGCTTTGACAAAAGCTCTCGCTGACCAGCTTCAGATAATCATACACGAGCCGGATTCCGATGCTGATATCGTAGCGACGAACTATCAGCAGTATTTGTCCCAGCCGGAAACGGACGAGCCGTCATTCCATAAGCCACTCTATGATGGAGATGCTTTCTGGATTGGAACGGCATCTGCCGACCGGCGACATGTCGTTGATTTTTACGAGCACTTCACCCACACATGGAAACTACTTAACTCTGGTAAGGTCGCATGGACGGGCCGAAGGCTTATCTGTATAAATAAGGATTCTATCACTCCCTGCGCCGTGCAGCTGTCAATTGACATACCGGATACGGCTCCAAATGGACGAGCTGTTGTGTCGGTTGAATTCGATGCCCGTGGCAACGAGGACACTTTTGAAAGTCAATGGGTTATGGTTGATAAAAACAGTAAAGATTGCTACCCGAACTATTCAAGCCCATTCAATGTAACAATTGTAGTAGAGAACAAGACATTTAAGAGATCTGGAGGTAACTAAATTGGGTAACGAGAAAATTGAAAAATGGTCAACATTGAAAGAAGTCCAAGCATACCTTGGCGTTGGCAGAGAAACCATTTTGCAGTGGATCGCTAAAAGAAATATGCCAGCCTATAAAGTGGGCAAGCTATGGAAGTTCAAACTGTCTGAGGTGGACGATTGGATTCGTTCTGGCGGTGCCGCCGATGACAAAGTTGATGATAAGGAAGATAAGGCCGAATGAGCCTTTTTATGGGACAGCACATTTGGTACAGTCATAATGACTTAATGCCGAATTTAGAGTCAAGAGAGGAAAAAACTGTATGGACAATCAGGTTCACAATCAGATAGTAAGTTTTATATGGGGAATCGCAGATGACTGCCTGCGCGATGTTTATGTGCGCGGCAAGTATCGTGATGTCATTCTCCCGATGACGGTTATCCGTCGTCTTGACGCTATGCTGGAAGAAACAAAACCAGCAGTACTCGCAATGAAAAAACAGCTCGACGCTGCAAAAATCGATAACCAGTGGCCTGCGCTGTGCAATGTAGCGGGACAGGCCTTCTGCAATGCGTCTCCCTTCCTTCTGAAGGATTTGACCAGTCGCTCCAAAGCACAGACTTTGAAGGTGGATTTTATCGCATATCTTGATGGCTTTTCTCCAAATGTTCAGATGATTCTGGATAAATTCAAGTTCCGTAACCAGATTGACACGATGGTGGATGCGGATATCCTCGGTGCTGTCATTGAGAAATTCACATCGTCTGATATCAACCTGAGCCCGAATCCAATTTATAAGGACGATGCAAAGACGATCCTCAAGCTTCCCGCTCTTGATAACCACGGCATGGGTACTATTTTCGAGGAACTGATTCGCAAGTTCAATGAAGAAAACAACGAGGAAGCCGGAGAACACTGGACGCCTCGTGATGTTGTCGAGCTTATGGCTGACCTTGTGTTTATGCCGATCGCAGACAAGATCAAGGACGCTTCCTATTCCTGTTATGACGGAGCCTGTGGTACTGGTGGTATGCTCACCGTCGCTCAGGACAGACTTCTGACGCTGGCCAAGAGGCGCGGCAAGGAAGTGGCTATCCATCTGTTCGGGCAGGAGATCAATCCTGAGACTTACGCTATCTGTACTGCGGATATGCTGCTGAAAGGTGACGGCGAGGAAGCTGAGCATATCATGTACGGCTCCACTCTTTCCGACGATCAACATGCATCCCGTCAGTTTGACTTCATGCTCTCAAATCCACCTTATGGAAAGAGCTGGAAGACCGATGCCGAGAAGATGGGCGGCAAGAAAGAAATACTCGACACGCGCTTTAATACCTATCTTGAGGGCGGAGAGGCTATGCAAATGCTTCCGAGTGTTAGAGATGGGCAGTTGTTATTCCTTTTGAATAATGTGGCAAAAATGAAAAAGGATACTCCTATTGGGAGCAGAATTGCGGAGGTTCATAACGGATCATCCTTATTTACGGGCGATGCTGGAAGTGGAGAAAGCAATGCAAGAAGATACCTTTTTGAGAATGATCTTGTTGAGGCTATAATTGCGTTGCCTGATGGCATGTTTTACAACACACCTCTTGGAACGTTCATCTGGGTTTTAAGCAACAAAAAGAGTGATAAGCGAAAAGGTAAAGTTCAGCTTATTAATGCCACAGAAATGAAGGCTTCAATGTGGAAGAATATGGGAAAGAAAAACGCTGAACTGAGTCCTGACATTAGAAAAGAAATTGTTCGCATTTTTATGGATATGGATGAAAGCGAAATCAGCCATGTGTACGGTAATGAAGAATTCGGCCATTGGAGAATTACGGTTTTACATCCTCTTTATGATGAGGCCGGATCTGTTATTAAGGACAAAAAAGGTAGAACTCAGATCGATAAAACCAAGACGGAAACAGAAATTGTGCCGTTTACATATCCCGGAGGAATTGATGCGTATATGAAAACAGAGGTTCTTCCATATACTCCTGACGTATGGATTGACGAAAAGAAAACACAAATAGGCTACGAACTAACGTTTACAAAATATTTCTTTGAGCCACATCCAATAAGAGATATAGATGCAATTGCTGCAGATATCAATGATGTAATAGGACAGATGTCCGGAGTGTTAAGCGAGGTGTTATCATGAGTACATTTCATAGTTATACAGAATACAAGCCCACAGGTGTAAGCTGGATAGAATCAATTCCATCCCATTGGGAAATGAAAAAAATTAACGATCTGTTTTCGGAACGTTCAGAGAAATGTTCTGATAAGGATTTTATGCCTTTATCGGTCACTAAGTTTGGTGTAACAAAACAGCTTGATACTGCTGTGAAATCCAAAGACAGTGATAACCGAAAGAAAGTTCTGAAAGGCGACTTTGTTATCAATAGCCGCTCTGATAGGCGTGGGTCAAGCGGCTTTTCTGAATATGATGGTTCAGTATCGTTGATAAATATAATTTTATGCCCACGAGTTTATGCCCACGAGAAAATACCTCAATGTACTATCACTATTTACTTAGGAGCCATAAGTTTATTGAGGAGTTTTATCGAAACGGCAGAGGTATTGTGGCGGATCTTTGGACTACCCGATACAGCGAGATGAAGAATATATATGTTCCGGTTCCTCCTATAGAAGAGCAGAATCATATTTATGAGTTTTTGAGATGGAAAACATCAGTTTTTAACGGCCTTATTCCTGAAAAAGCAATTACGAAGGGAAACATGATTGCTTCAAGCAAGTCGTTGCTTGCACGAGAAATGATGCTCATTGATGAATACCGAACGAGCCTGATCTCGGCTGCTGTTACGGGAGCAATTGATGTACGGGACATAGTAATTCCTGAATATGAATACATTGAAGATCCTGACGAGGAAACGGATGAGGACGTAGATACAGAAGAAATGGATACACAGGAGGATTGA